TACATATTTACAAAGACGTATGCAAAAACTCCATTAGCGTATCCTTTTCGGGTTTTGCATCATATTCAATGACCTGATTCCCCTTAACCAGCTTAATAGTAGGGTAGCCTTGCACATTGAATTTTTCCGCTAAAGCGGTTTCTTTATCACAATCCACCTCAATAAAACTGAGTGTAACACCTTTCATGGTTTTACCATCTAATTCATCCTTGAGGTTCTGCCACACAGGCATGGATTTTTTACAATGGGGGCACCACGTTGTATAGAAAAAATATAATTCAGCCGAATTGTTTAGGTTTTCTGGTGTTGACCCTTCAGGCAGGAATTCACTATTGGCCACATAGGCTTTATTAATCTTTGGCAACACATAACGACGATATATATAAATTGCCACAACCAAAAAAATCATCGTGATGAAGAATAAAATCATAAAATGTTTAAAACTCCCCGCCTTGGAGAAATGATTTTTAACTGAATCTAAACCGAACATTATATATTATTTATATATAATATTTTAAGAGTTTGTTGAACGCGTGCTTTATGTATTATTAGTCAAAGCCAATTTCTGGCGAACCCGCATTAAATCATAAAACACTATTGGCGGTGAACCCCTGGAAAAATGTTGTAATTTTGCTTTTTTTGTGGATTTTAATAAATATTTTAAATCTTCGTGTTGACTAAATTTTGCATATTGAGCAGCTTCCATTTCTTTTTCACACCTTTTTCCTGGTCCAAAGAAATCTTCGTCAACAGTCATATTTTTCGGACGAATCTGTTCCTTTAAATACTTGCCGGACTTCCCGCCAGCACCTTTAGCCATTTCACTATTCTTTGACAGGGCCGATTCAGAATCTAATGAAAACTGTAGATAAAATTCAGGATTCTTACGTTTGAATTTAGACCCCTGATAATAGTGCTCAACCGAACTCCATTTATGTCCATCTAATGTAAAGGGCGCTATCCAAAAATTTGATAATTTTTTTCTCCATTCAGGTATACGGGATAAGTCTGTATATTCATTCATCTCATTCGCTGAAATTATTTCACCAGCGCCTTTGCCAGGGGGTTTTGTAATTGACTTAGAATAAAACTGAAATACAGTAAATTTATTGAAGAGTTCAGGTTGAATGTCTTCCGTTGCGTCCTTCTCTATCAAGATAGTAGTGTCAATATAAGGTATAGTTGTAGTTTGATTCAAATTTTCCATAAATTCACGAAATTCAGGAATAATATAATAAGGTCCCGCCATCCTTTCTAAACATTTATCTACCACTTTCATTTTCACATCATAAGGAACTTCCTGGAAGGTTAATGCGGCTTTATCTTTATAACTAATAAGTTGATAATGATATCCTTGGTACAACGTTAAAATATAATAATCCGGTTGGAAAATACCTTTTTCTTCTAAAACAGTATCGTTTAATTGCCCACATGTCAATACGTTATCCATATCACCCGCATTAAAACTTTCCTCGGAGAACAATATAATTTTAATATTCATCACACGTTCTAAAGTAGAGATGGCCCAAGTATCTCCCCAAAAAGCACACGTTTTAATAAGGGCACGGAATTGTGTTAAATTATGGACATTTTTCATTATTTTCAATTCGCCCTCCACAACACTCTTTGTATAAGCCCGTTCGGTTTTCGCTTCCTTATGCCGTTTATTAAGTTCGTCAGCTTGGGCAATAATGACTTGCTTCGCATTCCGGTCTTTTAATGTGTCAATTTTTGTTTTCAACTCCTTATGACGGGTCACCAACGTTTTCAGCTCTTTTACGAGATGGGCATCCGTATCAGCAGCATCTTTATAAATGGTTTTATAGCCTTGAAAAACATCTTCCGTCACATTGTCCGCGAGAATAGTGCGCATGTCTGCGACGCTTTTCTGTATTCCTACGGTTGCCAACCCATCCCTAATCACTGCAAAAAAACAATCGCCTTGTCCTTCGTTTTCAATCATTTGGTAATTGTTGTTTTCCATAAAAGCCTGAATCCAATGGTTCTTTTTATCAGCTTTATAGAGTTCTTTTTCATTCGCCGCATCGGTAGCTGTTTGTTCGGGTAAGGGAGCTACTACTAATTCATCCACTATATCTGCTTCTGCTTCTGCTTCTGCAACCTCGGGTCCTAGTTCTTTTTCAACAAAGCTATAGAGCAAAGGTTGTCCAATTAAATCTAAATCAAGATCACCATCACTGTCCAAAATATTAACGAGACCATCGGCAAATATTTCATACAACCCGATTTGTAGTGTCACTTTGTTATTTTTCACGAGATACATGGGGTAATAGATTATATTATGTTCTATATACGTGTAGACTGGTTGCCCTAAAGCTATTGTTTCATCTTTATCAAAAAGAGTTATGTCATATAAAGTTGCTTCGCTATTTTTATCATCAGTTAATAAATGACGATTTTCCAAATAGTCAATGGTAGAAGAGAGAAGTGATTTTACCATATATAGACTTTTTAAAAAAGTGTAGCCAAAAAAACACATCTAAAACAACATTTTCGCGAAGAAACAAGGAGAGTTAGTACTTATATTTTACACCTTCGCACTTGAAAAGTGCGTTGTAAATGCGCAAAGGTATATAATCACTCATAAGTAATGTGTACAACTTCAAACCATAAATGGCACCGTCCATATTTAATTGGAAAGTAATCAGTGTCATTGTAAATTTTTTTAACAATTTCCAAGTCCTCATCGGTATACGGAATTATAAATGTGCCATTTTGTTCGGTAAAGCACAAATCGTCACCAAGATGTTCGCGTAAGGTGTCTATGATATATTTGAATTCTGTATTAGAACCTTTGGGTAAGCCCGGTTGGAGTGGGTCAAAGGCGTAGTCATTACCGTCTTTTTTAAAGATGGGCTTAATTATCATAGTCATTCTCTTTTCTATATGTCTTATTGATAAAGATATGATTTAGAAAACGTAATTCAATTTTAAAATTTTACATGTTTGTAAAAAGTGCAAATATGTAAAAAGTGCAAATATGTAAAAAGTGCAAATATGTAAAAGTGCAAATATGTAAAAGGTATAAAGCTATTTTTGGTATAAAAAATAGACAAAGATGCTTTTTATTGCTAAAAACGGACAATATGTGGAAATACTGCGTAAAAATTACCTGTCTGATACTGCGTATTATACAGCCATTATGAAAATACAGGGGTATGAAACACCATCGGTGACATTAACGTCGTTGTTACCATTGATTTTACGTCTATAAATAGTAGAAATTTAAATTTATGTGAATTTAAATTTTCTCTCTACAATATAACTTACAATGTCAACTAAACAAAAGAAAGATAAGAAATCTACGAAAGATAAGATAGATAAGCAACGCACCTTTAAAAAAAAAGAGTATTCTAGCGGAGATGGTATGATGACAGCGATTTGGGGGCCAAGCATGTGGCATTTTTTACATACAATGTCTTTTAATTATCCAGTCAAACCGTCAGCAGAAGACAAGAAGAATTACCGTGCATTTATTTTAAATTTACGAAATGTCTTACCGTGTAAATATTGCCGGCAAAATTTAAAACGTAATTTACGGTCCGACCCTTTAACTATGGCGGATATGGCGAACCGCGATAAATTTTCGCGTTTTATTTATAAATTACACGAAACAATCAATAAACTTTTAGGCAAAACTTCCGGGTTATCATATTGTGTTGTGAGAGAACGGTATGAACATTTTCGTTCTCGGTGTACATTAGATGAAAAACCCAAAATGTTTGACTTTAAGAAAGAACATGCCAAGACATTAAAGAAAGGCAAAGGTAAAAGTAAAGAAAAAACAATAGAAAAAGGTTGTACCGAGCCCTTGTACGGCAAAAAAGCCAAATGTGTAATTAAAATTGTTCCGCAGGAAGAAAAATGTAAAACTTTACAAATAGATAAAAAATGCATTAAAACACGAAAATTAAATGTATAATAATTAAATTAATATATATATATATATATATATTATAAATATGGCTAGTGGAGCATGTCCAATAGATATTGATATTGAACGAGTTATCAAAGTGTTAGATAGCGAAGGTGAAACGGATGTAGCATCGAAAATCAAGCATGGTATGACGTTGCGTAAAAGACCTACCAAACGACCGGATTATTTCACATCTGAAAATAAATCTTCTAAAAAAACAAAAACACATGGTGGGGCACCACCTGATACTGTTCTAAATGGGTTAGCGAGTATTTTAGCGGCATCTACTTTAGTCGGCGGGGCGGCAGGTGCCTGGTGTTATGTTGGTCCGAGTGTTCATGCCTTTCTTATAGGTTGGTTTAACACAGGATTACAACCCAAATGTACCACTGCCAAAATTATGGGGTTTAATACTGGCTTTAATTTTGACCGGGTAATGTCATCCGCTTATAGTTTAATCTCTAACAATGACCGTTGTGAACGTATTGAAGACCAATACAACTTCGCAAATGCTTTAGTAAATGTTAAGTTAATCGAAATTATATCTATAGTGGGAATTGCAGGTATTTCAAGTTATTCTAAACTGAAAAATCTTTGGTTGAAAATTTTAAATGCATGTTTTGATGCAATGAGCGATGTAGTGACCCCAATGTCAGCAATAAGGAGTGGGGTGGCGGAGGGGATGGAAGCGGTAGTAGCAAAAACAGAATATAATAATAAGGTGACTAGTGAACTAAGCAATCAAATTGTTTCAACTCAGGACCCTGAAATCGTAGCTTTGCTTACTCAAGTTGCTACCAAGTTGGAAAAAAAAGCGAGTGACTCAACACCTGAACCAAGAGATTTAATCCCTGACTCGACACCAGCAACTGAGCTGCCAACACCAGCAACTGTGCCGTCAACAAGACAACCTTCCCCAGAACCAACTACAACTAAAGGAGGAAGGAAATATAGAATGACTATAACACATAGAAAAACTAATAAGCGAAATAAGAAGTCTAATCGCAGTAAGCGTAAGACTAATAAACGTAGTAAGAATAAACGTAGTAAGAGTAAACGTAGTAAGAGTAAACGTAGTAAGAGTAAGAAGTAATAAGAGTAAACGTAGTAAGAGTAAGAAGTAATAAGAGTAAGAAGTAATAAGATAAGTATAAAAATAAGTATAAAAATAAGTATAAAAATAATATAAAAAATTATTATTTTTATACATGCCCTTTAAGTCTAGTCCATTTACATACCAAACTGACTAAAATCTGCCAAGACCGGCCGGGGTAAAAACTCAGTATTATTGCTATTATAATTGGGGACTTTTTTACAATCAAATGCGGGTTCCGGACAACGTGCACAAGGTGGGCAGGGTGGAGGAGACTTATTACTATTATTGGCACAGGCAGTTACATTTGGACATGCTGGACAAACAGGGGGGATCACTTCAGTCTTGAGAATGTACATGTCTTCATCACCCTCTGGAATTTGGCTGCGGGGAATACCTAAGGTTCCATCATTACGAGACCGGTTTTGTCTATGCATATTATTATTCTTATGCTTACATGTTCTGCAATGCTTATCATCATGGTCATGATCACCCGAGTCATCCATATTATACATTACTGTATTACCTGCCGGAGCCACATAAGAGTTATTGTATTTTTCTGTATCTTTCGCATTATCAGTATCATTGGAATTACCGGTAGAAATATAATTATTAAACCCTTCACGAGGTCCTTTTAAAAAAGAAAATAGGATAACAGCACCAACCACGATTGCTATTAAATACATATGTTTTTGGCTAATATTCATAAACTTCATAGTGTATATATTTATATTATAAAAATATATTATAAAAAATAATTGATTTAGAATAGTATGGTATAAAGTATAAAGTATAAAGTATAAAGTATAAAGTATAAAGTATAAAGTATAAAGTATAAAGTATAAAGTATAAAGTATAAAGTATAAAGTATAAAGTATAAAGTATAAAGTATAAAGTATAAAGT